ATCGATTTGGCTAAAGCATCTGGCAACTATACCGAAGAAGACATTTCCATCATGGGAGGAATAGCTTCTGATATCTGTCAGCCTTTGATGGCTTACAATGGTGATTACATTCAACATGTGGGATCTAATCCCTCGGGTCAAAACCTCACCGTCTATATTAACTCTATTGTCAACTCACTGTTGTTCCGATGTGCATTTTACCATATTTGCAAGGATCGAAAGAAGACAACATTCCGTGATGTATGTTCGTTGATTACTTACGGAGACGATGCCAAGAGTTCTGTCAAAGAGGGATGGGATGAGTTCAACCACATTAGTGTGGCCAATTTTCTAGCTGAGCGTGATATGAAATTCACTATGCCAGACAAAGAATCTGAACCCACTCCTTACATGACGGATGAGGATGCGGACTTGCTGAAACGCAAGAACGTTTTCAATAAAGAGACCGGATTGATTTTCGGTGCTCTTGACGAGAAGTCCATTTTTAAAAGTTTGCACTCTGTCTTACGTTCAAAAGCTGTAACTAATGAGGAACAGTGTATGTCGAACATTGACGGCGCTTTGCGTGAGTGGTTCTCTCATGGACGCGAAGTTTATGAATCTCGTCGAATGCAAATGAAAGAAGTTGCAGACCGTGCGAACTTGACGTACGGATGCCGAGAACTGGATGTTTCCTATGATGAAGCTTTGGATCGCTTCAGTCAGAAATATGGTGTTCCTTTGTTGGAACCTTGCTTTTCACGTGCTTGTGCCCTATGCTGTTTTGGTGGGCTTCGCATACCGAGGCGGAGATCTTAAGGTAAATTGGCTCAGTCTGCGCGGACGTAAAACGCGTTTTGTAGTAGGACCCGCTTTTCGGGCGGTCTGTTTCTTTAACAGGGTAAAAGTATCGAACTGTAATATATGGATACCTAGATTTAATGTTTTTTCATGTTATGCGTTTTTCTATGGCTTTATTATTTGTATTTTATGTGTATAAATTGATATTATACGTGTATAAATGTGATGCAAGGCTTAGCACTGAGTCCAGCGAAGCCCCAAGTTGTAAATGTGACTTTCTAATGTAAATAATAATGTAAATACTATTTCTAAATGTTTATCAGGTAATCTTAAACCTGTAGGGACGGAATCCCCCACAAAAGTTGTTAATCAACTTAGTGGTACAACTCTCCAACTTTGCGAGTATTGTCGCCATTCTGAGCTTTATTGTAAGTGTCTTGCACTTTCAGATGATGAATCGCTCGAATGGCCTTTTGTCGACGTTCTCGAACCCCAATCAGGAGAGACTCCCCTTGTGGAGGAGGTTGCTAATCCAGCCATCACCGCAGAGACAGTGGAATTTTTGGACCAGAACCCCGCCTGGCATATGGCGGTCGATTCTGAACGTGACTCAACTTTTGATGTTGGTGATGGTCCTAACGCTGATCTTGGCGATTTCTTTGGTCGTGCTGTTGAAATAGCAAGCTTTGATTGGGGAACCGGCTTAACATTCTTTGAATCTTTTGATCCGTGGACATTGTTCTTTGAAAATCCACGTGTTGCGAATCGTTTAGCCAACTATTTCTCACTACGTTGTGATTTAAAGCTGAAATTTCTTGTTAATGGTAATGGGTTTTATTATGGACGACAGTTAGTGTCCTATCTACCCTTAACCTTACAAGATCAATTGACTCAAGCACGAGGACTTGTTTCTCAAGACTTGATTCAGGCTTCACAGCGACCTCACATTTTTCTGGACCCTACCACCAGTATGGGTGGTGAAATGACGTTACCATATTTCTTTTATAAGAATGGTGTGTCAATTCCAGATGCTGAGTATAGTGAATTGGGTCGTATTGATATGTTTTCAATGACCCCCCTCAAGCATGCAAATGGTGCATCCGGAACTGTGCGAATCACAGTTTTAGCTTGGGCGGAAAACTTAACCGTTTCTATGCCAACCGAGGCAACTACTACGTTGACGCCTCAATGTGGAGAAGAACTTTTGGACCCACAATCTGGTAAGGGCAAGAAAAATAGCACCAAAACCAATAAACCAAAACCTAGCAAAACTATTCCTAAAACGTCACCGAAAGGACCGACGCAGAATAGCGACGAATATGGATCTGGACCTATTTCCTATCCAGCGTCAATTGTTGCTAAGGCTGCAGGAGCGCTCGCCAGCGCCCCTGTTATTGGGCCCTATGCTCGCGCGACCCAGATCGCTGCTGGAACTATGGGCAATGTCGCGAAGATTTTTGGTTACTCGCGACCTGCCAGTGTAGAACAAACCCGTCCGTATGTACCGCAATATGCGGGAAACATTGCTTCAACGAACATGATTGATTCATCAGTGAAGCTTTCAACGGACGCAAAACAAGAAGTGACTATTGACCCAACGACTTTTGGTCTAACATCATCGGATGAAATGACAATCAAGTCGATTGCAGGGCGAGAATCCTTCATTACTCAGACTACTTGGAATGTTGCTGACACTCCAGGAACAGTGCTCTTTAATTCACGAGTGACCCCATTTATGTGGGATGAATATGTGGGTACTAATACAGAGCACCATCTGACAGCTGCATGTTTTGCTGCAGCGCCGTTCAAAAACTGGCATGGGACTATGGAATTTCGATTCCAGATCGTATCCTCTGCATTTCACAAAGGCCGTTTGGCGCTTCATTGGGATCCTTATAAGACTGATCCTTCAGAACTGAATGTATCTTACTCCCGAATCATTGATATCGGTGAAGAAAAAGACTTTGTGATGAGAGTGAAATGGGGTCAACTATACCCCTACTGTGTGAATAGACTTGTGGGTACGCAAGATCTTTCTTTTAGAAATCGTGCAACTTTACCCGCTACAACGGCTAACACACCTAGTCAGAATGGCTTCGTGTGTCTCCGTGTTCTCAACGATCTCACAGTTCCTAACTCTTCCATAGATAATGACATTTCGATTAATGTTTTTGTCAGAATGTGTGATGATTTTGAAGTAGTCAATCCCACTGACATCAATATCCAGAATTTCACATTCTTCCCACCACTTCGTGAGGGCATTCTCGTGGAAACTTTTGAGGACGAGGATGAAGAGGAAGAATCAGAAGACTTACCAACACTGCTCAACCCCCAATCTGGGGAGGAAGAACTTAATGTCGCAGATCAAGACTGTACTGAAGAACCCTCTAAACCAACAGCTCCCACCCCTGCTTTTGAAGTGGGTGGTACAAGTGGAGAGGGTGGTCTTGCAGACATATGTTTCGGTGAAGTCATTCCATCGTTTCGCTCTATTTTGAAGCGTTATAATTTCCATACGAATTGGGCTCGCAACGGAATTCGTTCCACAGGGACTATGTGGAGACAATCTCCTAACTTTCCGTATATGCGAGGATTTGCACCTGGTGCAGTGGATTCCTCTAATGATGGACCATACAATTACTGCAAGATGACCATGTTGAACTATGTTTCATCCGCCTTTACGGCGTATCGTGGTGCATTGCGATGGAAACACGT